ATACCAATAACGTGTGAAACAATAGCGTTTACACAACTCCCTAATGGAACACGGAGGATCTCCATAATACACCAAATATGTGGCATCTTCCTGATTCGATTTTTGAGCAATAATCATTGTTTCAGATGAAGCAGTTGGTTTGTCAGACATAGTAGTGTCGTCATTCTCAACATTGGGTAACCCACTTTGTGAAACCAAAGGAGCAGGCCACAAATGAAAGTCATCCAAATCTTTATTGCTAGGAGCCGCTAACTTGAAATCATCGCAAGCAGATACGAATACATTAATACTAATAGGCGCATCAATGCTAGGGCAAACTAGATCATTAAGAACAACCAATTCCAAAATACCATTCTCTTGACCTTGATTATTAAGCAATCTAGCTGAGTCAGAAAAATTAGATCCAACACTATAAGGTTTACCGCAATTAAGCCAAGGAACTGATTGCCCCCAACCAACCACAATTTCAAAATCATCTGTCTCAGCAATATCAATAACTCGAGAGTAATTAGTGTTGTATTCAACACTTGCAGTGAATTGATTGGGATCCCATCTAGCCAAAATACGACCTTTATGAAAATCACTCTTAACAATTTGAAATCGAAACTTAAGTGATCCTTGCCACTGTTCGAAAATACTAGCTACGTGAGCCAGAGGAGTCATATGAATTTCTCCACCAATATTATCAAGTTGCATTGGTAACACTCGAGTATTCCAAAGCAAAGTGTCTGGTCCGGAATCTGGTGTCCAAGTAAACTGTGTTAAATAAGATTCTCGCTTTGCGTAGTCAAGAATCCCCATTTCATCAGTTCCATCTAAACCCGTCGTGCGTGAATCTACTGTTAACTCTGCTTTGCTGTCCAAAGTAAGTTTTTGAGCAGCATCAGCAGCATCGGTATTCGCAAGATTTCCAGCGGGTAATGGTTTGAATAACTGAATGTCAGTAATAATATTTGGCCTAGAATACCCAAACATTTGCGCAATACGACTAGTAGCATTCGCGCCAATCTGAGTAGCAGTCATGTAAGGACCAATAATAGGCAAATCTGACAATGCACCAGCCGCTTTCGCAACTGCTGCCGCAGTCTTTGAAATTATGCCCTGACCATATTCATCATTTCCATTGATGGCATTTCCTTGATCTTTTGTAGCAACACGTTTCCCACGTCTACCACTCTGTGAAATAAGAGGCGGATCAGACGCTGTAGGAATTGTAAGTACTACATCATCAGCCCAAATGTACGTAGTAATGGTAATAGGATCATTACCACCATTTGCATGTAAAAGGTTTCCAAAGGATGAAATAACAATTTCTCCCATGTCATCCCAATCAGCATTGGGAATACTTAGGTAATTTTTAGGCCAAAAGAAAGGAAGACATAACTCACCTCCAGTATTCTTTGTTGGATTCAAAAAGAAATGTGGTTTTTGGGATGCTTGAATTAGATCTTGTGAAATAAAGTTCCTGCTCACAGTTACCTGATCATTTGCAGTATACGGATTGTAAGAAACTAAAGCGCGACCATAATGAAATTTGGTTCCTGAAATCACCATTTTAACATGCAATTTCATACGCAACAGTTCGTAATTTTTAATCTTATCTCGCACAAATGGATTCTCACAAAAAGCTTTCCAAGGATTGAATTTGTAAAAGAAAGGTTGCCCAACAAGCCAAGTCTGTGCTGATTGACGAATGGGACGTTCGAGAAAATTGCCCAATTCACTATCACTATTGTTAGCGAGGTCCATTGTAGGTTCATAGTAACCTACTTTTTCTGTGGTCCAACCAGCATCTTGATCTGCAAAAGCAGTGATTTGTTCCGTAGTCTTTGGAGCTAATTCCTTTTCTTCAGTTCCCGGAGGAGACTGAGAATCTGATACAACTCCTGACTGTGAAATCAAAATCACATCTCCCAAGCGACAAATTCTTTCCTTAAACTGAAAATTGTTTAATTCGGTATTTTTATTGAGGGTACCGTCCTCCAAAATTGTATAAAAATAAGTAATGCAATTTGAAAAATATCATGTGCGGTGCATCAGTCGACAACATGACAGTGCTATTTTTGTGGGCGTCACTCCGTCGCTAAATAGCGATAATATGTACAATGACTACTTGTGTAGCTGTCCACAAATTGCAGGTAATTCAGAACCTACAACTTATGCGTTGTACAAACACAAGCAACTATTTTTAGCTTATCCAACACATAGCTGCGGTGGCCCCCGGTATTAGAAGCCCCCAGGGCGGGCTTTAGAAGCAGACCTAAAGGTCAAACTTCTCACGATACCACGCCAAACGCTCATCATAACTCATGATTGGTCCTACATACCCCTGAATTCCAGCGGCACGTGCAACCTCTTCAAGTTGTGATTTGCGCAACGTGTAAACTTCACGACCGAATTCGAAATACTTCAATGCTACATTTTGAATGGCTTCTGCACTAGATTGTTCCTTAGTCAAAATTTGGGACTTCTTGTGGCAGTGTAACATTTTAGCGATCGAATCTTCCTCAATTGGAGATCTGTATAATCCCAATTCATCATCCCAAACAGCATAATGTTTCAAAAATGAAGCATCAGCAAGATTGATGAAAGGAACAGATTCGGCTTCCTTATCAGCCATAGTGTAGGTAATCCCAACTTTGGCCAATTGTTTGGCAATGGCAGTGTGATTGAATCCATCATAACCCTTAGCAGTGGTCATGATGTTGTCATCGCCATAGGTAAAAATCTTCACTTTGGAGTTGAAGAGAGGGGTCTTCCACCATCCCTCTTCTTCAGCAATAGCATACCAACAGTAACGCATGTACAATGAGTTAACAAAACTGTTGACAATAACAGTCAATGGATGTCCCGAAGGATTAGATCCACAGAACTGTACCAAAGTTCCGAAAAAGTCATAAGTAGGATAACAGATCTCAGTGGCAATGCCACGCATGATCATGATATCTTCCTCATCATAATTTCCGCTCTTAATTGCAATATTAATCATTAATTTAAATGCAGCAGACATGAACTGAGGGCTCATGCGACCATCGAATTTCTTGTAGTCACCACAGATAGCACGGTCTACACCGTTTTCTGCAAGGTGATTGAACATTTCCGTCCATTCTGGTGATTGAACGACGGTTCCGACAGCACATTCAGTAATAATCTTATTACGCTGAACTAGGGCAGCAATCGAGAGGAAATATTTTCTAACAAGGATAACAAATGCGAAGCTTGCGGCAGCAAACACACGCACCTTGTCCTTGTCAAGTTTTACGGCCTCGTCCTTTAACGAAGCTTTGAAAATAGCATTGATGGATTCACCAGCAGCAAGCTTGGCTTCCATCTTAGCCAATTCATCTAAGATCATTGGCTCAATATCACGTGGGCATGAAATTCCCTCAATGATACGATCAGACTTGCAAACATACTGAGTCTTTGGTCCTTTTCCAGGGAAACCAACAGATGTTGCAAAATTGATAGCATTGAATCCTAGAGCTCCATCAATACCAGCGAGATTGGCATCAATGTCAATCTTCCCGACTTTGGCTAACTCCTTATCAGGAATAGCCTCTAAAGCAATACCAAAATCGGTGACAGCTTTGGACAGGATCTTCGAGTCAAATCCGGTAGCAGTGTCAGTCTTTGCTTCCAAATCAACTAGAATATGACGTTGAGCACTCATTTCCTTTGGTGGACCATGAATCTTCTCAATTCCCATAATTTCCTTGACGGATTTCGAGATAAGAGATGTGGTTACCAAACTTTTAGGTGATGAACGAGGTGGACCATTGTGTGCACCATGCACGCGAATTTTAGCATCAATCGGAAGACTGTGCGTAAGACACTTTTCGTGTGGGCGAGTCAACGGTCCGAACTCAATTCCCATGGATTTGGTCTCCATAGGAGAAGCAGAATGAGAAACTAAGATGTGCGGCTTTTTATCAAGCTCAGAAATTGCATTAAGCAATGCTGAGCGAGACAAAACACCAGCTGCTCCGTTGTAGCCTCTTCCAGCCAAATGATGACCAGCGATGAATGGCATACCATTCACCTTACCAATCAAGGGTGCCATACACAACCCACCAAAGGTGGCTTCAGGGAAACTATATTTATAACCCTGAAAAATACCACCTTGGGTTGTAACAACCTTACCACGGATAGCCATCATATTCGCAAACTTGACCAACTTTCCTTCATTGTTGTAAATGGTGAAAACTTCAACCTTTTTACCTTCATCAATATCTTTAGGATAGTAATCAATAATATCACGATGCAATCCAGCTCCCGGACAATACCAAACGGCAAAGTCCGTTCCAGGCACACGTACCGCAACCTTATCATCTAATGGCATGTTCTTAAATGTATGTCCTCCAATTTTGGTTAATGTCACATATTCTGTCTTAGACGTAACCATATGATTTGGAAGTAAAAGAACATTACTCTTAAGCGGTATAACATTGCAAAAAATACCATTCTCCTTTTCAACAACCATTAGCTTATTTCCAATCAAATTGGTAAAGTTGTCAACGGTGATGGTCCGGGATTTTTCACTGATGCCTGCGTCTCCAAAGAGATACTTGCGTTCGCAAGCATGTACATCCCAAAATTCGGTTTCGTTCTGCCATGATTTAGCATCTGGTTTTGGAGTAATTGGTTTTGCGGCTTGTGAAGTGGGTAAAGTCTTCCACTTTTTAGCCAATGCAACCAAAATCTTCCAGATACCAATTGACATTAAGAAGTACATAACCCTCAACTTTGCAGTCCAAGTCATCTCACGAATATACTTAGAAGGCAAGGGGATGTTGGCAAACTTTTTAATAACAGAACGGCGGACCATGTAAAAGCGGATAAAAACATATAACGAGTATAGCAACGTAAAGGCAAGGATCATCCAAGATCCTCGCACATGCATGAAAGTATCGTATCCTAGTGTAATCATAACACAAATCAAATAATAGCCAATGCTATTCATGACAATATCTCTCAATTTGTCTCGCATGAGGTAAGCAACGATAGCTGACCCAAAGCGCGAAACGATGAGAGCTTGCAACAAAGCATTGATCCATGCAATAATACGTACTTCCAAAGCAGTAAGGTATTCAACAACCTCACTAACATTAGGAATACCAGCCTGCGAGTCTAAAGGACAAGAGTCACACATACCGACCGGTAGGCCACACTCGCACAACGGCATATCGGCCAAGTCACGCTGTGAAGCTACAAATGATTTCTGATGAGCAAAATGCCTCTCAGAGTCAGCTTTCAAAAAGCGCAACAATGTCTTAATATCAACATCAACTAACTGTTCCCCCTCAAATTCACGAGGTACAAAAGTAATGTGTTGTGTCTTTCCTGATTTGAATTTATCATTTGTCTTGTTTTCCCTGTAACGGGGTTCCTCGACAGTAAAAGTGGCATAATCAGGAAACTGATCTCCAGACATGTGGGCGATCTTAGAACTATCTAACATCTGTGTTCCAGGCTTACAGTACTCAGGCTTTACAGTCTGAGTAACAGTTACCTCAAAACGACGATTAATAGACAAAGGCTCATTCGATAATTGATTAGACATTAAATCCTTAACATTAGTAGTAGCAGTAACCACCATAGGTTCAATCATGACCTTACCTTTCATGTCAGCGTTAGCGTTCAAAGCAGCCATTGTCATGTTATTCAAAAACATAATAACGGGCAATGTAGGTGAACCATCCGTGCGTTCTAATGCAGTATTACAAATATCATCAAAAATAACTCCCTTATGATGGGTTGAAAATTCCGATTGATATTTATCTTCCATATTTAATGAAGTGACTGCACGTGGACTGTAATCAAATCCATTGGATTGAAGTACAAAACGAGTCAAAGCATTAGCAATCGCAGATTTCCCGACACCAGATCCACCAAAAAGGAGTATACCATAAGGCTTCTCACGGATACCTTCCTTCTTAGCTAAGGTACGGGATGTTTGAATTTCACGCAAAATAGCTAAACGAGTAGAGTAATAAGCCCTCTCATTATTTTTACAAGTATTCAAAAGTGATAAAGTGGTCACAATACATTCGTGAACACGACGATCATATGACTCATCATCAATATCAGCCTTACGGCCCATATCAATTCGAGCTTTTTGGGATTTGATAAAAGTAAATTCGTCATCATAGGCGCTTTTAACTTCGGATTGGAAAAATAAATCAATGTTTCCAGATTCCAAAACAAGTGAAGCCTTAGATAGAACTAGTTTACCAAAGGACGCAACTTTCTCAACCAACTGCACAACAGTAATTTGTTGGCGTAAAGGTTCAGAAACAAACATTGACATTCCTCGAAAAGAAATATCAATTTTCTTCAAAAATCCTAATGTGATCATCATACGAAGGAGGTAATAAAATTCGGCAAAAATTTCACTTTCCTTAAATAATGTCCAATACTTCCCAAAATCCGGAAAGCTAATATCGGGCAAGGAAAAATTAAATTCAGACGCAATGTCACGGAACATCAACCAATGGGCACCAAAATTATCTAGTATCCAATCGGGCGCATCAAACGTGAAATCAACTGCATCTTTAATGCCAAATTGAGACTTTAGAGGTTGATTTGCGTTACGAACGCGTTTCTTCTCCTTAGTCTCTTGTTTGCGAGCATCCTTCTCTCGCATCGCACGATTCTTTTTCTCTCGTGCTTTTTTCTCATTCTTTTGACGGGTCTCCCACTTCGACTGTCCATATCCGGACTGTGAAACAAAGAGATGAATGAATCCCAAGTAAAGAGTAGCAATCATAAAGATGAATAGCAAAAACTGATTAAAATTTAAGCTTTGTGTAACTTCTTGCTTTGCGATGCTAAGGGGGCGATTAACCCAAACCCTAGCGCCGTTTGTGGTCTAAAAAATTTTGCTCGAAAAGTTGTCCCTCAAGCTTTTGGGACGGTTAAACAAGCCACGCACTACAAATCTTAAACAACGTCGACCAACGGTGCAAATAAAATGTAGCCAGTTATAACAATAGTTATTATTAAACATCAGAGTACTGTCTCGCACAATTAAAAATTGTGATACAGCTCCATGTCGTACATCACACTCTAGAAAAGGTCCAGTGCGACCTTTTTCTAGAACACCAAAACAGTTTTACCTGCAAGCTAAGGTGTAAGTTCTAGTACTCTAACAGTAAAAATTTTCACTATCAACAGCGTGTTGTTACCCATTATGGCAACATGTGCAGCTCCACTGCATATTTGTCACTGACATAACGCGAAATGTCTGTGAGTTAACTTTCTGAGTCTTCGTATCAGAAATTCGAACGACGCTCCAATTTTATATAAAGGGATGGAGAACCTAGGTAAGATGTTTAAAAGTCTTCCCAGACTAAAACCATTGATTATGGTGATAGTTCTCGCAGCTTCAATATCAAAAGATATCTATTACGTGATCAGTATCCCGTATGACGGGGAGCAAATAGGGTTTGATTTACGACAGAGTTGACTCTCTGGGGTGACGGCATAAACGTAAGAAACAGTAGCCACAACTGTTTCGTTCATACGGTCATCACTTAGAAATGGTTAATTTCCGGAGTGGTGACTAAATATCATATTAATATACATTCTTATAATCTATAGATTAAGCTATTGCCTATTCTATAGGTCTCTTAAAGCAAATAAAGCAAATGCGATTAGGGGTTCTACCCCTATTCGTCACGTCTTCATATACGTAAAATAAGAGCAGAACAAGATCTGCAATGAATATGTATGATTGCCGGGTGTCGCGGTAAAACGACACACAATCATATTATGAGAGAGAATCATGGATGTTAATCCATGGTTCTCTC